AAATTTGTACATGCTTATATGGACGTTGCTGAAAGGTTTGCTCAACTGAGTACAGCGAAGAAACTCCAAGTCGGTTCTGTGATCGTGAAAGACAATCGTATTATCAGCATTGGGTACAACGGAACTCCTTCTGGTTGGGATAACGAATGTGAAGTTCCATATCTTTATGAAGATGGTAGAATTAATCTCAAGACCAAACCAGAAGTCATACACGCAGAAATGAATGCTCTGATGAAACTTGCTCGCTCTCCGGAATCAGGCGAAGGAGCAGCATTATTCGTGACACACTTTCCTTGTATTGAATGCGCAAAATGTATTTACCAAGCAGGGATATCTATAGTATACTATCGTAATCAATACGAAGCATCGAAAGGTTGTGGTTGGAATTTTCTCAATGAATGTAATATAGAAACGGTAAAGGTCGATGCAGAAAACATTTAAACATCAAGTCTCTCGCGGTATACATCACATTGAAAAAGCATTGTTGCTTTTTATTGTTGCCGGAACTATTTGGGCAGCAGGTTTTGATATCTTTGACATGTTTACAACTCAGGGTAGGATGGCGCTCGCTGATCTGTTCTTATTGTTTATCTATGCAGAGATACTAGGAATGGTTGGTGCGTTTTACAAAGACCATCGCATCCCTGTAACACTGCCATTAATTATTGCGATGACTGCTTTGACTCGTATGATTGTTCTACAGACGAAGGGGACTGATGCTGTTAACATTATATTTGAAAGCGCAGGAATTTTGATACTCGCAGTGAGCGCATATATTATGAGTATGAAAGATAAATTAAGTTTAGAAAAAATTACATTAAGAGGTGATAATGACTGAAGTGAATATGGAAGAGATGATTCTCTCCAATCTTTTAAACAATGAAAATTATCTGCGCAATGTTTCACCTTTCCTTAAAAAAGAATATTTCAGTCACTCGAACGCAACGGTGTTTCGACTGATACATGATTACTTCACTGAGTACAGTAATCCTCCTACACAGCATGCATTAAAGATTGAACTTGATAATCTTGGTGGCATTAATCAGGATAACTATGACCACAGCATTGAATTAATCACTCGCCTTTCTAACTCCGAAACTGATATTGAATGGTTGACTGAAAAAACTGAGAAGTGGTGTCAGGATAAAGCAATCTATAATGCTATCATGGAATCAATACAGGTTATCGAAGGTAACTCAAAGAAAGACAAAGGAGCGTTGCCTGAGATTCTTTCTGATGCTCTTTCGGTATCCTTTGATACGCATATTGGTCATGACTTCATTGAAGACTTCGAGAAGCGATATGACTTCTATCATCAGAAGGTTGAGCGTATGCCTTTTGATATTGATCTATTTAATACAATCACTCGTGGCGGTGTTCCACGTAAAACGCTGAATGTAATCCTCGCTGGTACAGGTGTGGGTAAAACATTAATGATGTGTCACTTCGCCGCAGCGAATATGATGGAAGGTAAGAATGTCCTGTATATCACGCTGGAGATGGCAGAGGAGCGTATTGCTGAAAGGATTGATGCTAACCTAATGGATGTTCCATTGAATGAGTTAGAGACCTATCCTAAGCAAACATTTGAAACCAAGATCGATCGTATTCGTAAAAAGACTGAAGGTAAACTGGTCATCAAGGAATATCCTACTGCCTCTGTTGGCGCAGGGCACTTCCGTCATCTACTGAATGAATTAAAATTGAAGAAAAAGTTTGCACCTGATATTATCTTTGTTGACTATCTCAATCTTTGTATTTCTTCAAGAATGAAAATGGGTGGCAGCGTGAACACCTACACGTATGTCAAAGCAATCGCAGAAGAACTAAGAGGACTTGCCGTTGAAAACAATCTCCCGATCTTTACAGCAACGCAGACTAATCGCACAGGGTTCACATCGTCGGATGTGGGACTTGAAGACACGTCAGAATCATTCGGACTCCCAGCAACAGCAGACTTCATGGTCGCCGCCATCTCGTCAGAAGAACTCGAAGGAATGAATCAGATTATGGTGAAGCAGTTAAAGAATCGCTATGGTGATCCTGCGCTTCACCGAAGGTTCGTTGTTGGTGTAGATCGTTCGCGGATGAAACTATATAATGCTGAAACCCAAACATCTATAATACCATCAATTGATGATGTACCTGTGATGGATAATAGTGACTTTGGTGCTGGACTAAAACGCGAACGTGTAGATAAAACGGTGTTTGACTCATGGAAATGAAACGAATTAAATTTAAACACTGGAAAGAAGATAGAGTACTGATTGAGGTTGGTCGAATTATACACGACAAACCAGAATCATATCGTATTGTTTTGCAGACGCCTCGTGGCGATTACATTGATATTATTAGAGATACTATTGTGGAGATAGAAGATGTCTGACCGTTATAAATTTAATGAAGATAAATTGATTGAAGAGTTTAAGCGATACGTTGACTCAACCTATGACAGTCATTATGGAACTGGAGGTATTCAATCGCTTGAAGTGATCTCAGACAGAGGACGTGGTCTAGACTTTTGTTTGGGTAATGTAGATAAATATAATGATCGCTATGGCGAAAAAGGTAGACCATCTGATTGGCGAAAGGATATCCTGAAGATTATTCATTATGGTTTTCTTGCTTTGAATGAACACGATAAGATTCATTCCGTAGAAGGATTAATCAGCGATTATGATATAGAGGTTGGTGATATTCTTCTTGGCGAATCTTACGATGCAGATTCAGATGATGTTACCGTTGCAATCGCTGACGATATGACGCCAGATATCTTTTTCTTAGATGAGGAGATAAAACTATGAACTGGAAATTAATGTTGTTCTATTCTGTCGTTGCGCCTATCGCAATTGTATGGGATTTAATTTATTCCGCAGTCGGTCTGTTGCACCAAGGAATGGGGTGGATAGACAAAAAAGGCGAGGAATTGCTAGATAATTTGAAGCAAAAGTGCTCGTAAGTTATTGATTTATAACGACTTTTTCAAACTTTACTTTGGACTCCTAATTCAGTATAATGGTTGTATTGATTGAGGAGATACCTATATGAAGTTTTCAGTTTACCAGTTCCACATGTCAGATGCTGCTTTTGATAAAGTCAACGCTGTTGGTTGGGGTGGCGACTTCGGTGAGTTCGCTACTGAAGTTGAGATCCACCGTGAAGTCAAATTTTTCGGTAGTGAGCAATTTGAGACTTCAATGTTTCAGTACTATGTCTTGGTTGCCGAGATGACTGACATCTCTAACCTTGAAGAAGTTTTCCATGTTGGTAATGGTTACGGCGATCAGTCTAAGATGACTCGCGTTGCTGACCGTATGCATTCTCTGAGTGTTGGCGACATCATTTTCTGTCACGATACCAATACTTTCCTAATGTGCGACCCCGAAGGTTGGACTGGTATTTCTATCAAGGAGGCAGCGTAATGAGTTCGAGGAGTTTGAGTTTTATGTCTTCTGTTGAATCGGTTCGCGAGTTCTATCGTGAGTCTTTCCGTCCTAATGATCCAGAGTTGTCGGTCGCTCAAGTTCTTGACTTCATCGACTACTTTTTGATGTTCTATAGTCACGGTGAAGACGCCCTCTATCCTTATGGGTTTCACTTCATTGAGATTTGCGAAGGTATAATCGCCCGAATGAAGTATCGTCCTAGTCTTGATTGGGATGGTGATTCTGTTGATCGTGAGTTAGTTCGTGATATGATTCTTGAATCTCGTGAAATGGAGGCAGCGTAATGAGAAAAGAACTTTTCGGCGATATGAGCAATCTTGAAATTGTAGGCGAAGTGACCGGAAGCATTTTGTTTCTTGTTTCGCTCGGTGCCCTTTGCTACGTTATCCTTTTGTTAGGGCAATAAACAGGAGTCTAAAATGATTAAACAAACTTCAATCGCTTTCGCTTTGTTATTGACTGTTGGTTGCGCAAGTCAACCTTCCACGTACACGGATAAGTCTACCCCTGATCAACGCAATATCGAAGCAACAGGTGCTGCGGCAACAGAAGCAGCGAGGTCTAACAGAAGTCAGAACACTGATATTAATGTTGATTCCAACGTCCCGCTGGTACAGGGAACGCGAGTTTCCCACAATGGGAATGATTATAGTCAACTCCCTGGAATTTGTTGCGCATATTATCCTGATGGAACTCGCAACTATCAGCGCGAGCATGAGATCTATGTTGAGAAGCAATATGCTAAACAGAACCGTGGTCGTGGTAATTCACACAGCGATTATGCGCGTCGCCGTTTTAACACACGCTTTGATCAAGAGTTGCAAAGAAAGATTGATAGAGAAGTAGAACGTTGGATGGACAAAATATTCTAATGGAAATTTTTGTTATGGCATTGGGAACTGTATCTCTCTTGGTACATTTCCTTTTTTATGCTTTTATCATAGGCGTTATGGTTTGGTTTCTTTATGAGTTCTTCGGATTCTTCATTAAGATGATCGGATGTGGGTTTTTGATAATAATGATTCTTATGTTTTTGGGAGTTGCACTTTTATTATGAATATCTTTCCTATTGAATACGGCGAAGATGGTTATCCCTGCCCTGTTAAGTCAGCGCAGGCACAGTGCGATAAGCACGTAGTGAAAATGCCAACTGAGTCCGGACAGATGCTTTCGACAGCGCATCGTATTCTTGACGGCAAACTCACCATGCGTCCATCAGTATCAGGCAAACGCATGGTCAAATACTGGGACTTGTTTGAAGGTCGCGATGATCTAGAAAGCGAAATGCTACTTTATAAAGCAGTCCATCCTAAACACCCATCGACTCTTTGGACGATGGAGTCAGAGGCGAACTATCGCTGGCATTGGGAACACTATCTTACTCTTTGTCAAGAGTACACTCGCCGTTATGGCAAGTTCCATGGCGCAGAAAAGGTTTTATGGGCACTGAGAACTCCTCCTGAGAACATACCGAAAGGACCACTGACTAAAATGCCATTGGCAATGCTGTCAAACCCTGAGTGTATGAAAGATGACGTTGTTGAATCCTATCGTTTGTTCTATCAAACGAAGCAGCATCGTTTCAAGATGACCTGGAAAAATGGTCAAGTCCCCGAATGGTTTCAGTTTGCCTGAGTAATAAATACCTCTATACAAACATAGAGGATACTCGCCTTGGCACGGTATAAATCTTTACAAGAAGTTAAATCTAAACTCGAAGAAATAGGTTATGATAACCTAAAATAAAAAAAAAACACGACTGTGACAGTTTTATTGCCGAAGGGTGGTGACAGAGAAGGTTCTCTGCGAGATATTGCAAAAAAAAGCAAGGGTACATATAATCCTAAAGGCGGTACATCCTCTGTTGGTAGAACTGAGATAGACAGTAAATATTATATTGAAGTCAAAATAGCAGGCGGTGGTGGTTCTGGTGCTGGTAGTGATATAACAAGATTAGCAGAATCAGCACAGTGCGTTTACAATGCCACGCATTATGCTAAATTGAATTTCACACATAAAGACATGAAGAGTACTCCTGCCTCAAGCAAGTATGATGTCGATGAACCGATCAATAATATCCTCACGAAATTACCAGATGACTGGATGCAATCATCAAAAATGGTTGCTACAACATTAAAAAAGAAATTTCCCAGCGCCAATTATACTCACCACCGAGGATCTGCTTGGGTAAATG